TCGTGAAGAGCGCAATATCCTTGACGAGTGTCTGATCCATGGAGGAGGAGAGCGGCCCGGTCGGAACAATTGCAAACTTGAAGGTTTCTGCGCCTTCGATTGCGGTTGTGATCTGGGGATCGAAGCCTATGAGGCGACCGTCGGTACCGGAAGCGAAGATGAAGCTTGTCGCTACCTGGCTGAAGCCCATCGAACCGAGGAACGAACCTGTTGCGGAGAGAGTCACAACAGTCTGAGCGTGGACGCGACTGTAACCAGAGCCCACGAGATCATACATACCACCCGTCGCGAGAGATCCGCTCCGGATGCCCTTACCGACCGGGCTGTTGTAGATTGACTGACCAGCGGTGTAGGTTGACTTTGTTGCGTTTGCGTCAAGATCCACGCCAGCGTTACCACCGACGTTCGAACCGTAGGTGTAGTCCAGGTAGAAGAGCAGGCCGGAAGGAAGCGACATTGGCTGGATCGAGACGAGCTCGTTCGCAACGAGACCACCGAAGACGCGGCGGACGATGGGGAACGCGATGTTCGAGAAGCCACGGATGTCGCCCGAGCCCACGCCGCCGCCGCCACCGGTCGAGAGGGAGTTAGCCTCGCGGAGGAGAGCGGAGGTCTGGTTCTCGAGAAGGCGAGCCATGTTCTCACGGCTGGTGCCATCAAGGCCACGAAGCAGGCCAGTGCGGCCCCACTTCTCAACGAGACGGCTGTTCTCCGCCCCGACGTTGCGCCCGCGAATACCTTCGCTGAGCTGATCGAGTGTAAAAGTCTTAGACATTTGTTTCTCCAATTTTATGTGTTAGATCAAAAACTAACGGACAATCGCTTGTCCTACTTGATACCTGCGAGGATAGCCCAACGATCCACCTCGACGGATTCATTCAGGGTGGCTGTTGAGCTACCTGACCGCGTCGATCTGGAGGATGATCCAAGAATCCTACCCTCATTCACTGTTCCTGACTTCGGCTTAAGGGACTCGGTCAGGCTGGTGAATAGAAGCTTTGCCTCCCTAACTGACTTGGCAGAATCGAGCGATTCAACGATCGCCCTCTGCTGGCGTGGAGAAAGGTCGCGGTTCTGCATAAGCTTATTGACATATAGAAGCTTAGCGTTGAACAGGTTGACCTCCTCAAGCTGCTCGCGCAGGGTAGCATTTGCGCGATCAGTCTCAGCGAGCTTTGTCTTGAGAGCCTGATTCTTGCGGGCCTCCTCGACTCTAGCTTTCCGCTCTTCCTTGGCAACTTCGGTCGCCTTCTTGGCAACTCTCAGAGCCTTCTCTGCAACCTCCTCCGCCTCATTGGACTCTTCATCGCCCTCGTTGACGTTAAGATCTGAATCTTTTGACTGCATGACGAGATGCTTTGTCGCCTTACCACCACCAAAGTTGTAAGCAACTTTCTTGGCGTTGGGGTGGCCCTTGTTCTCGCGGAGACGGCGAAGCTCAGCACGAAGCATGGACTCATCAACGTGGAAAGAACGACCATTTTCGTCGCCCTCTTCCATGTCGTCCATGTTGTCCGTCTCTTCCTCGTCGTCCTCGTCGTCCTCGCCCATTTCCTCGTACATGCTGTCCATCTCTTCCATGTCATATTCGTCGAGGTCGCGCTCTGATGGAGCGGGAGGGGCAGGAGGGGCTCCAGCCTCAAGGTCGGTGCCCGCGCCCGTGCCTGCGACGTCAACGGGCATTTCGCTGTCCTCGCCGAACTCAACGCCGAAGCTCATACCCTGGAGCTTGGTCTTGAAATCTTCGTCGTCAAGACCTTCGAGGTCTGTCGGATCAAAAACAATCTTTGCTTCCCTGCGAAGGCGGGGCTTCGTGCTCTCCATCTCCTCAAGCAAGCGACGGAATCTTGCGCTGTTTGACATTTGCTTCATCTCCTTTACGATGCTATTAAAACGTCCCCGAATAGCGGGGGTGCTACCATTAGATATGATGTGATTGTTAAAATCATTCATATTTTTCACCAAAATGGTGTAGGCAGCACGAAAATTTACGCTCTCTCTAAGTGGTAGGTTCTTTGAGACTCTCTTAAGAGACTCAAACTGCCTGCGAACGGTGCCAAGAGAAGCTTTCTTCTGACGACGCTCTCCGAGGATCATGTCCGCGAGCCGCTCGAGACTCTCCTTACTCAGGGAGATATCAACGTCATCGCCCTCAGCAGCGTCCGCGTCGGCCGTTGCAGATGCCTCACCGTGCTTGTCGACCCGCACGTTGATCTTGACCTCGGTCCCCGACGCAGTCTTGGTCGTAACGGTGTGGGTGACTTCCTCTCCGTTATCGGGGGTCTGAACGCCACCCATCATAGGGGCTGATGGGGTGTAGGGTCCAGCGGTGAGAGCAGGGTCGGCGGGAATATCATCGGGCAGCGGCTCGAGGTCGAGATTAGGAATCTCATCGTCAGCAGCGTCCTCGTCGTCCTGCTCAGCTAGAATCTGCTTCTCGACGAGCCTTCTGATCTGGGGAGAAATGGATTCAATGATCTTGTTGCGCGCGCTGCGCTCAGCCATCTCTCTCAATGACTTAGCATCTGCGATTGCTTCATCGTACAAATTCGGCATTCTGTGATTCCTATGCTGAACTAACTATATCAGCGTTCAGGGTTTTTCGAGTTCCTGCTGCAAATGGATCGATCTTATCAATCGACGGAGTCTGATCAGGGTGAGCTCATCCGGTGCTGGAATTTCTTCAAGTGTGTATGCCGGCTCCATTGACCCGGCGTCCCTAAGCGGAAGGGAGCTGGAGTATCCGGCTTTCGAACCCGCAAGTGAGATTCTTGCAGGGGCAGGACGGATGGAGGGTCCATCCGCGCCAACACCGAGAATTCCCTGCTTATTCTTGTAGAGATCAGGGATCGGTGAAATTCCTCGTCCCGTCGTCTGCTCATGCATGCTAAAGTCAGCTCCGACTCGAGTTCTCTTGTCAGCTGCTCTTTTCGCGTATGAGTCCCAAGGTATATGTCCCTGTCCAGACATATTTGCGATGGCAACCTGCGTCTCCAGGTCTTCTTCATCGTCTATAGTATCCTCATCATCGACATCGTACTCTGCTTTCTGTATGTAAGGCCATCCCGACTGCGATAATCTTGGTTTATCGTTTCGAACGATGATGTCGCCACGTTGACCGGTAAGAGCATCGTAGTTGGGATTGTTCGCCTCGCTAATTTTTCTGTGGGACATCGTGGCCCTATCAGGACTGGGAGCCAGGATTGCTCGCGTGAGCGGGACTCTGGCCGAGAGGGCCGATCGGGCCCGGAGGACCATCGATGGTCGTGGTCGAAATTTCCGCAGAGGTGTCGACGGGTGTGACCTCAGTGACCTTGAGGCCGCTACCGAAGTTGTCGTTCGGCTCTCTAATAGCTCCAGAAGAAGTTCCGTCTGTCCCAGCAGCAGGGTCGGTCGGAGCAACGAGATACGGGAGATAACGACCCTCATACAGCGTAGGATCTGTCGGGAAATCAGGAGCTCCCTGATAGTCCATGGTCACAGGAGTGGCGAAATGCGGAAAGTTGTCCGTATCTGACTGCGTGACGGGCTGTAAATAACCCTTAGCAGTTGCTCTGTAATCTTCAGCCGTGATCGTGTAGATTGGAGAATTTTTGAACATCGCAAGAAGCGTAGGCGTGTCGGAATTTGAGAGACCCAAACCGTCGCCCGGTTGTAAAGGCTTACGGTCAGTTGATATTGAATTAATGGTTGGATACTTTCCAGGCATGTTTCTCGTCCTCCAGACTAACTATGCTGATCAGAGCTGCTCAAGGATACGAGCGCGAATCTGCTGGCGGGCTTCATTGATCTCGGAAAGCTCAACCGCAAGACGAGCCGCCTCGTTCTGAAGCTCCTTGTAGTGCGAAACTTCCTTAGCCAGGGTGTGAGCCATATCCTTCGCTTCAACTTCGCGAGTCTGCTTCGCGACCTTCTCAACTGCCTGCGACGTGCCGGACGGCTTCTTCAAAACTCTGGCTCTCTTTGCAAGCTTCTTCTTCTCTTCGCTGATGATTTTACGAAGGATGGCGGGGGTAAGGTTAACGATATTGGACATTTTGGAGTCTCCTTGTGAACATCAAGTGTAAATATACGATGATAATGATTTTGCTACTTTTTCGAGGTAGCAAAAGCTAAATCAGCCCAACCAGAAGCGCCCTCGAAAAGTGACATTGGGTCAACATCCGGAACTCCTGATATCAGAGATGCTGCGGCTGCTGGATTTCTCTCAGCAGTTTGCTGTGCCTGGAACGTGCTTCGTGCAGTGTCAGCAAATATTTCCGACATGACACCGCGTTGCTCCTTTGGAAATTCAGCTGCGAGCTGCGAGATCATGGGAGAGGAGGCTGTCGGCAGGCGGCGCCCCTGTGCCTGCTCAGCTATCCTTGAGGCTCCCTGCCCAAATGCTGTGCTGTCGAGATGCTTTTTTCCGACCGTGGTGGACTGCTTACGAGTGCTCTCTCCGATCGTGCTCTCATTCGGTCTAATTCCCTCGAGAAGAACTTCGAGCAAGCACTCTTTCACGATGTCTTTTAATTCAGTTCTAGTTAATGATGCCATTACCTCTTCCATGTTAGAATATCGTTGAATATTCTATCGATTCTATCACTACGATTAAATGTGCAAGCAAGCTCTGATGAAGATACTTGACGTCCCTCTCTCATCATGAAGGCGCCGGGGGTGCTCGGTTCGGAAACAAAGTCCCAGCAGATGAGCTGAAAGTCATCCTGCACGATCTGATGCTCACCAGACTTCTTGGTTGACCCCACTCCTCGAGAAGAGATTCCAAGGGTGACACCCGCCTCAACAAGACTCTGGAGGATTTTTCCGCAGGGGGTGTCAAGAATCTCAACAGTACCGTAGCAGGTGTTACCCTCCATGTGAGCTTCGCGGATAATGTGACTCACTTTCTTCAGCTCGACAACTGACGAGTCAGGATGATCACATTCGCCCAATGCCCTATTTTCTCGAATAAATTTCTGATAGTTTCGAACTTCACGATCAAGTATGTCGCTTGGGTAGATTCTGCCGTTCTGATTAAGCGTCTCAGCTTTCTGCAGGATGCCTTTCATAATCAGCTTTCCACCGTTCTGCTCTCTATTTTCCTTGATTGACTTTGCGTCATAAAAAAATGGAGCCCACTCCGTTAAGAGTGTTAGGGCACGATCATTCATTTTCAGCCTCCAGCTCCTGGTAAAGATGAGTTATCTGCATGAACTTAACGATTCCGTCATCGTCCAATTTGCTGGTGTCTGCTGCCTCAACAACGCTCTTAACGTTGTCAAGCTTTTCCATCAGTATCTGGTTGTCGGTTGATTCTCTCAGACGTCCGAGTCCACGAAGTGCACGTTTCTTGATGCTGCTCAAAGTGCTCTCGTCAACTTTACCGTGGATGTAGTCTCGAATAAGCGATTTCTGCGATTCGTTGAGTTTATCGCCCCACTTCTTCTCGAACTTTTCGTTCATCACTTTCACCGTGAATGAGTTAACGTCCTTCGTAGTGAGCTCAGAGATGTTAGGCTTCTCGACCTTCTCCCCCATCATCCACTCAAGAAGCTTTGTCTCGTAATCAACCAGCCTGCCGAGATTAGCGTCCTCTTCAAGACGCCAGTCGTTCATCAGCGTCTGAACGGTGGCAAACAGCTTATACTCTTTCACAGGTTGGTTGAAGAAATTAGGATCATTTAGAGTCTTGTTAATGTCCCTAATCAGCAGAGACTTCTCAACTTCAAGCTGTTGGGGCGAGAATATATGAACACCCCGGCGTGCCTCCTGGATCAGTCTCAACCCAAGCGCATCTGACTTCACAGTGGTATTTATGAGAGCCTGAAAGAGCCTGAACTCCTTGAAGACTTCTGTTCCGGGCTTGTAGTACTTCTTTATCAGAGAGGTGCATTTGGATGCTGTTGTGGCGTCATTATCGACCAGCGCAGCAGAAGCCCTATGAAGCAACTGCTCGTAGATAATTCCCACGTTCCTCTTCTTGTTGTGCTGGTTACTCATCTGTGTTTCCTAACTTGTTTGAGCTCTCCAAAGACTCAGCGATGAGAGAGCTGCTTCCCATACCTATCTTGCTCCGCATATCTTTCAAAGAAGAACCTAGCCGCGAAGTCATCTTAGGCTTAGAAAATGGAGGTTCGTCGTAAAGTTTCTCAACCAAGCTGTACTCTCCCTTTGATTCAAGGGCTACCGATAAAATTTCGTCCTCGTCAAACACCCTGTTAGATGTGTCCTGGTCGCGTGCCCACTTTCCGGTGCCGACCATCTTGAACATATCTGGCATATCCACCGAGGCAGCTGTGCTTCTGTCACGCTCGACCTCACTTGTCCGCCCAAAGACATTTCTGATCGCCTTCTCAGCTTTTAGAGGGAGATCTTCATTCTCTATCGATAGAATGGCGGGTCTTGTGACTCCAGCTGAAACGATGTCCCCTGGACGCTCATAGCCTGCTGTCAAAGCAGCACCTGCATCAGGAGGGGCACCTTCAGCGCCACCGGCTGCGGGACCTGGCTGGGCTTCAAGGTCTGCGTCTTCCTTCTTGTCTTTGCGTCTGCCGTCCTTAATCTCATCAATCTCCTCATCAGTGAGGCCCATGATTGTTTTACGAACCCAACGACGATCGACTATTCCCTCTGGTGCTTTTGCAGCGATATCAAATCGTGATGAGATAAGCTCAAGCTTCTGCTGCTGCGCGATTGTTGAAGGGTTCGAGAGCTTCAGTGTGAAGTCAAGCAGGTCCTCACCTTCATAGCCATGTGCATACAGGTGAATCATTGCCATCTTGTTTAGCTCGGAAACAACGACCTTCTGGATCCTGGAGATTGTCCTCGAGAAACGTATATCCTCCTGGGCAAGGGTAGATTTCGCGCCGATGTCTTCATCATACCCAAGGTAAGCCTTTGGAATCTTGAGCGCGGCGAAGAGTTTTTTCTGGATATACTGGACGTCCTCGATGGCTGCTGCGTTTGTTCCGCCAGCCAGCGAATCGATCTTGGTTCCAGTCTCACCGCCACGGACCGGAATGAAGTAGTCCTCATCCACCGAGAGCGGATTGTAGCGAAGATCCATCTTCCCGTTAGCTTTGTCAACAACCTTGTTTCTCTTCAAGCTTGTCTGAGCCTGCTCCATGTAGTTGGCAACCTCCTCCGGGGGTACGTTACCGACGTCAATGTAAAAAACTCGACGCTCAGGAGCACGGACAATGCGATAAACAAGCATCGCGTCCTCCATAAGGATCAGCTGGCGCCAGATTCGACGTGCAGACTCAAGAACTGATGAGCCGTACGGAAGAAAAGCGTCGTTGCCGAGGAGCCGGAAATGTGAGATCTGCCAGTTCTCGAGAACTTGGTTGCCACGAGTGATCCAACGAAAACGAACAGCCATTGGATCTTTCGGGTCGTATCCCTCTTCACGTTCCATCTCTGAGATAGGGATAGGGTAGCCGTTGATAATTCCGTAGTTCGGATGAACATCGTTGAATAGGAAGAAATCACCGTACTTGCAGATATTTCTTGTCCACATCGGTAGATTAAATTCGATGTTCAGGGTGTCGTTAAAGAGAGTCTCTAAAAGCTCCCTGATCCTTCTATTCTCGGAGTAAATGTGGAGGACCTGGCCCTTCTCATCCTGGGAAACTGTTTCCTCAGCGTAGATGTCAAGCGCCGATGCAATTTCAGGTGTTGCTTCCATTTCTGAGAAGTCGGAGTACCTTGACATACGATCGAAAGCTCCGTAGGCTGACACGGTGCTTGAGTATATGTCGGATTGGTTCTTCCTGAACATCTCATACGCGGACGACGCCGTAGGCTCAGAATAGTTCTTCACCTTACGACGAATGACGGGACCAGCTCTGAAGAGTTGGGTCAGCTTCTGGAATAGATTTCTATTGTTATTTTCTGGCATTTCGATCTCAATTCTATTAGATAATTTGGGAACTTAAATCAATCCCTGATTAACCACCCAAAGTGAGCGTAGGGATTCAAATTTCCCACAGCACTTTTTGGTGAGGCGTCCATCATGATAGGAGACATCACGTTTTTAGAGTGAGGGACGAACGGCTGCTCGTCGTGATCTCTCTTGTTGACCGAGAAAGCGGCAAGCATGGCTCGACTCATCTCCTGACTGTGTTTGGAGAAGTCAACGTTCGTATCGTATAGCCAAATTGCGATCGCAAGTGCCATCACAAGATCGTCGTTGTATCCTCTCATGGCTTTCGCAGTTTGTCCTATCCACGTGAAAGTCTTCAACTCTTCTGCCATTCTCGTGGACCTGATCCTGATCTGCTTGTTTCTGATAACCTCTTCAAGCTTAGTGAGGATCTTTGTTCTGTTCGAGGGTCCTGTCGTGAAACCGATGTTCGCGATGTCCTCAGATCCAGCTGCCGCCCCCAAATACAAATATCGCTTGTCCTTGTAGTAGAGGTTCGGGTATCCAAGCTCTTTCAGCTTCATGCACACTGCGTAACCATAGCTGTTGTTTTCAGGACAGATTAGAGCTCTTCCGTATCGCAGTCCTGCTTCAACCAGAAGGACTGCGAACTGGTCGGGTGGTATCTTACCCTTGAATTCGCATACTTGCTCACCAGCCGTCGTATCGATAACGTGAAAGCTTGAGTAGTCAGCCCCGTCGCCTCTTGCAACGTCAGCTGCTATGAGGTACTTGTGATCAGGAAGAAAATACCTCCAGACCCAGACGCACATCTCAGGTCCCCAGCGCTCTATGGGTGTCTGGGTACCAAGGATGATGTACTCAAGATCATTCGCATTCAGGAATGTATCACCTGATGCTGCAAAGTCGCAAAGCAGCTCCTGGGAGATCTGCTTCCTCGTCATATTTTTTGATTCGTTGTCAAACCATACTTGGTCACGCTCAGGGTGAACGTCCCAAGGAAGCTTGATAGCATTAAACTCGTTGAGCCCTGCGTGACCCTCAACGTACAGCTTGTGGTACTGCCCTCCAACGCCGTTAGGCGTCGAAAGAACAATCGCTCGACCACCAGTTGAGAGTGTGGGGTATAGACCAGTCCAGAGATCGTCGAAGTTTCCGATGAACGCAGCTTCATCAACGATCAAGAGCGTAAGAGCCTCTGAACGGCCTGCGTCATCAGAAGTTGGAATCGCCTTAATAGACGATCCATTGCTAAATTCAACTAATTGCTTGGTGTCAGACTTCATCGATGGCATGATGATCCACGACGGAAGGTTCTGAAGCATGACCTTCACCTTCTTGATGAAGTTCTGCGCGACAGCCAGCTTGGTAGCGATAATGAGGATCGACTTATCTTTGTAGAAAAGAGCAAGCCAGAGGGCATATGCAGCGGCAAGAGTGGAGATTCCAAGCTGCCTTGACTTTAAAATGACATTAAAGCGATGATCCTCAAACTTGTCAAGGCACTCATCCTGAAACTTGTAAGTGTCAAAACTAACAAGTCCGCGAGTCGGATGCTGGATCTTAATGTACTTGTTTATGAAGTACGATGATTTCTTTCCACAAGCAACTATCTCTGCAACTTGCTTGTCTTTTGATAGGACAGCCATCTTACATTACACTGAGGACGACCTGTCTCCTGTAATAAGCTACACGACGTGGGGACAGATTTGTTGCAGAAATTATCTCAAGCGAGTCCCTGTTCGTAACCTCCTTCAGAGAAAGAGGCCTACCGGTTAATTCTTTGAACTGCTTCTTCGTGTCAGCAACGCACTTCGTAAGAATGTCTATGGACTCGTTAGTTATCCTCTCGACCTGGCTCCTTAGTGAATCCTCCGCTGCGAAGTGCACTACTGTCATGAACTTCATGGTGATAGTGTCTCCGGTCAATGAGCACGTCACTGCGTTTGGCATCGATGAAACGCCCCACCCACGTTGCGTTATATGTCCCAGGGCATTAATTTCTTTTGTTGAAAGGTGCATCTCAGATATCTCTCCTAAGCTAAATATGCACTCTCGAGTGAGGTGATGAGAGTCTCCTGCTCCTTATTTCACAAATGACGGTTTGGTCTGGTCTCCACCCTAGAATCCACTTTGGTCGATTTGGATCAACAATCTCAGATTCACAGTCAAAGCAGCAACCTGACCTTACGATGGAAATCTCGTCCATCTCATCGATAAGAACGGATTTGCAAAGCAAGCAATCAAGAGGGGCAACATCCACAGATGCCTCACCCCTCTTGATAATCCTGTATCCAACCTTACCCTCTACCCTTCCGAGCAATCAATACCTCACGCTTGCGTCAATACCATCATGGGAAATCTCTATGACGTTATCAACAATGTCCTTGATGCTATCGACATGCGAGATCACAAGTATATTCTTAAAGTTGCGCTTGAGAGATGTTAAGAGGCGAGCACAAGATTCAAGATTCGTATCATCAAGAGCGCCAAATCCTTCGTCAATGATGAACAGATCGGGCTTCGGAATAGCTGAAACCTCGATCAGGGCGGTTCTTATTGCGAGCGATGAAATCATCTTTTCCATACCAGAAGAGAGCTCGATCGGACGTCGTGAGTCTCCGTAGTCGATAAAGATCTCTAGATCTCCGTCTTCCTCGTTGGCGACAAGATCGACACTAAAATTGGAGACCCCGGTCAGGACTTTCGCGATCTCGCTGTTAATACGAGGGAGCTGCGATGCAATGATCTGCAACGGGATCCCGTCCTTACCTGTTGCAGCGAGGATGGTCTCAAACACCTTCCAGTCAGACTGGAGCTTCTCTATCCTCTCAACGTCCTGCTTGAGGCGTGATACCTCCGAGTTGACAGCTCCAATTCGCTGATTGTCCTTGAGAATTCTCTTAGCAAGATCCTGTGACTTTCGCTCCTGCTCGTCAACCTCGAGCTGCATCTTCTTCACCTCCTCAAGGGCCGAGACAGAGATTGCAGCTCTGATTTCCTGCAACAGCTTGTTCACCCTCTGGGACTCTTTCTCAAAAGACTCTCCGAGAGATTCTAGACTCTTTGCACGACTCTCGTGAGCCGTGAAAGAAGTTCTAGCTGCTGGAAGCTTTGACTCGATCGAGTTAAACTTCTCATATCGTGCCTTCATCTCTCCAAGGTCACTAGCATCGAAGCTCTGCTTGAGATCATAAACAAGAGCGTTGATCTCGTCCAGCGATGCACGGTGCTTAGGGATCAGAAGCCGATCAGCATGAGAGTCTTTGATGTACTTGCAGGTTGGAAACTTATCACCGCAAGGAACATCAGAGAGCTTGCCAACAGACCTCTCCAGCCTCTGCAGAGATTCACTTTCAAGACTAAGCTTGATCTGAGTGTCGTTTATCTTGGTTGATATTCTCTCCGCTCGCTCAATGTCAGATCGAAGAGCGCTTATGTCGACCGTCGTGAGAATGATCTCCGTCTTCTCAATCTTCGTTTTGAGATCGTCTCTCTCAAATCTAGCTCTCTTCAGCTCTTCGTTATTCTTAGCGATCTTCTGAGAAAGCTCTACAAGGTCGTTTTCATAATTTCTGATATCATCGAGAGAGTGCGATGATCCAGGAGATTCACGCTCAAGAATCGATCGTAGTTTCTTAACGTGTGATTCGATGGAATTCTTCTCACGTTCAATGACGGCTATGTCATCGTGGAGGGTGACGCCCTCCGCCTCCTTCGCTTCGATAGCAGCTCGAATATCAAGAGCTGGTGTCCTGCGAAGCTCTGACTTGATAGAGCTTGAGCTCTCTCTCGCAAGTAAGTTTAAGGTGTCAAACACCTGGAGATTTAGGAACTTTGAGAGGATATTCTTTCTGGCCGTCGCGCGTTCCTTCAGGAAGGTGTTCATCTCTCCCTGCGCTGCAAACGATGTCAGAAGAAAATCGTCCGAGGTTCCGATTAGGGATCGAAGTGCCTTGTCGGAATCCCTTCGCTGCTCACCAGAGATATCCTCCACGGGATTTCCGTCTTGATCGAGCCTAAAAAGGTTTAGATGGGTGACGGCGTGCTGCACACCAGATTTCGTCTGGTGCTTGACCGATTGACGCTCCGAAAGGAAAGTCTCATTCCCGGCCTGGAACTCGACGGATGCCTTGCAGTAATCCTTTCGAGTGTTGATGATATGAAGGTTTTTGATCGGCCCTCGATCAGTCGTGTTGAACAGTGAATACATGATAGTTCCAGGAATCGATGACTTTCCCTGGGCATTTCGACCGAAGATACCCGTGATTCCGTTGAGATTCTCAAAATTGATCTCGTTTTCCGCTCCGTAGGAGTATGTGTTGTCCCAGCGAAGCTTCTTGATCGACCACTTAGCGTTTCCAAGACGCTCGTCCTCAGGAAGAGAGTCAATAAGCTTTGAAACAGCAGCATCAAGCTTCGAGAGCGATTCTCCCTCAAGTCCTTTCGACTCAGCGTAGCTCTTGAATAGGCTCTTTATGGTAGCTGGATCACGTAGATTCTCTCGTGAGAGCATCGTTGATCCCGCTCTCATCTCTTCCTTGGACTGCGAACCAACAAACTTCCAAACAACCTCGGACGCCGACTTCTTCTTCAGCTCACCAGCAAGCTGACGAGATTCAGATATCGCAACGTTCTCATCATTTAGAATTCGAAAACGAGAACGGGACGGGAGCGTATCGCACTTTTCTATGGTGGATGAAACGTCACCCTGCCATTCGATCGTGTGAAAGGGCCGAGGGTTCTTCAGCTTGACAAAGTTAACTCGATACTCATCACGATTCTTGATCTGCCAGAAGAGGAACCCCTTCTCGATGTCCTCACCGTAGTTCTGCTGGACAGTTGAGCCTGGATAGGCAATTCGGGTGTCTCCATCCAAGAACTGCTGACGATGAATATCGCCGAGCATGGCAAAATCGTAGGGTCGGAACATATCAACCGTCACCTCGCCGTCGATCGGTATGCCCGTATCGAGTAGTGAGCCACCGACGGCTCCATGGTAGAGCGCGATGTTGATCAGATGGTCTTTACTTGGGCTGCACTTGCTCCAGTTCTCCTCGTCGAAGCAGGAGAAGTTGGCGAAGTTGATACCATCAAGCTCGTAGTTGCCAGAGTCCTTAAGAAGGTGGATGTTGTGGTGATCAAGTGCAGCAACAATCGGTGAGATTGCATCAAGGCGCGACTTGTTGTGGATAAGCCCATCATGATTTCCAAGGATAACGACAGTTGGCCAGTTGGATAACTTCTGAAACCACCAGCGAAGTCGATCAATAATCTCAGGAGTAATGCCCTGTGTCTTTGAATGAACGATGTCGCCTCCTACAACGATCATATTCGGTTGAAGCTCGTCCATCTTCTTGAAGAAATCCTCAAAAACCTCGGTATATTCGTCATGACGCTGCAATCCGCGCCAGTGGATATCAGATAGGTGCGCGATCTTGATCAAAGGATGCTCCCGCTTCTCATTATTCTTGAGAGGTTAATAATACCCTGAAATTTGTCCCAGTTTCGTGCTTTTGACTTTGCTTCCAGAAATTCCTGCTTGCTCATCTCACCGACGTCCTTTCTCTTTCCAAGATCGAGGATCTTGACGGGCACATCAAATTCTGATAGAGACTTTGCCCACTTGTGTTGCTTCTCAGGCATGTCACTGTCGAGAGCCAAAATTGTCGGTGTTCTGTTGCTCGCGATGGCTTGAAATAATGCTGATTTCCTGGACATGTTCGATCCCAATATTGCCGTTGCGTTGTTATCACACTTTGTTAGATCGAAAGGGCCCTCGACAAGCGTGATCTCCTTCCTCCAATCGAGGTTGATCTCATTGAAAATAAATTCTCCTCGAGGGACAGGAGGGTTCACATACTTACCGAATACCTTATTGTCAATTGCTCTTGCAGTCCAGTAGTTTATCTTTCCCTCAGAGTCAAAAGACGGCATGATGATCCTCCTTGACAGCTTCCCTCGTTTAACGTAGCCCAGCCTGAAGTACCACATCTCACGAACTCCTAATCCGCGATCGTGAACGTAATCGATACAGGCGCGAGTGTCAGGATCAAACGAATCTAGAGATTCAGCAAGCAGCCTAAACCCACCCGGAACCTCAACTTTCGGAGACTCAATGATCTCATCAAGGAACCTACGCTGGTGTGACCCCGTGATCCCCTCCCACCTTGCGGCTGCCTCGGGTGATGTTCTCCTCAGGATCTTAGCTACAGAGGCTCCACGTGCATCGCAGACCCAACAGTGATACTGTCCTGTGTCGATCCTCACGACTAGCTTCTGCTTCTTTAAATCACCACAGTCGGGGCATCGAAACGCAGCGTTAATGCCCTTACGATCGAGGGTGCAAGTTCCTAGCACGCGACTTAGGATCTCGATTCTTTCTTTTGCGTCTATCACAGCCAATAGTAAACAGGTAGCTATGGTTTTAACAGAAACGCGGCTCGTGCCATCACATAGGCATCGGCTGCGTCGTTGACTCCATTGTCGTAGATCACTTGGCCCTTCTTCTTCCCAACTTTAACCGTTCTTCTCGGTAGCTGAATCCCAGTCACGACCTCAACCCATTCCATGATCTGATCCTTCGTATCGCGAGTCTTGACGATCGCAATTTTTAGGTCTTTTCTTGCAGCCGTGCAGCTGATGAAAATTGGATCGAACCCAAAGACCACGAATGACTGCCAAGAGATCATACCGTTGAATCTGCCCAGCGTAAGTAAAGTAGAAGCTGAGCTGAGCCCTCGGCGAAATCCCTGGAGGGGCTCCTCTATCGAGACCTTCGTTACACCAGGATATTTGACTCGAATACCTAAAAGGCCGCGGTTGACAGCATCAGCCTTGTTGAAGAGGCCATCGAGCTTATCGAGCCTGAAGCTTCCCATCTCGACCAGGTTTCCTGAGCTGTCCAGGACTGCCCATCCAGTTGAGCTTGTGGAGACGTCTAGTCCAAGTATCATTACCAGTCCATCTTAATTCTGAAAAGGTAACGATCCTCGCTGCGCTTGATAATGGGCTGAGCGAGTGAGACCCTGGCAACAACGTTCATGTTGTCGTCGTGCAGGTTCACCCCAGTGATGATAACTGGACCCGTCGATCTCTCGTTGGGATCATCGCTGGCAATCAGTGGGATGAATGTTGGATTGGAGCTTGAGTTTATCTGCCCGGCAGGACAGGGAACTGCAATTTCCATTACGTGCACCTGGCGCTCCCCTCTCATGGAGATCTCGAACTGATCTTTTCCAAATGGAAAGATAAGGGGCGATTTCACGACTGCGAGCCCCTCATCGTACAGAACAGTTCCAACTCCAGCCCATTTAGCGTGCGAAGTGTTAGAATCTGCCCTGTACAATCCTCCGACGCCGTTATCCCGAAGGGTCATTCTGATCTTCCCGCCAGATCCCGTGATCGAGCTGTCAATGATCTCGAGACTTTTTGGGTGTATACGTCCACCGTAGAAGAGGTTGCTTGTGTCAAAGAAGACTATCGAGTTGGATGAATTGTCGCGCTGGCGTTGAAAGATTGAAAGAACTACCCCGGACGAGCTATCACTATTCAAGTTGTCAGGGCCTGCGCCCTCAACTTCTTGTGAGATGCTCGACGGCAGACCCGCATCGGATGCGATGAGCCCAGGATACAGAGATGAGGTTGGAATCAGATTGTTCAAGCTTACAAGCGAGAGATCAAGATTTCCAAAGTCATTCACGTACTTTGAAAGAGTAGATTCTCCCAAGGGA